GTCAACACCAACAACAGCAATAGCCGTCCTATTTGATGTCTTGCTTTTTGAATTAGCGGGATCAACCATGATATACACATTCATTGTGTACGGTCTAATTTCCCACTCATTCCACCACTCTGCTTTAAACGCGAGGTCGGAACCAGCAATAGGATTCAATAACTGCTGGCAAGCAACCACATAAGTAGAAGTGGTCTTCTTTATCTCTTCCCACCTTTCTTTCTCAAGAAAAATGGGCTCTCCATCCATCTGCCCGTCATGCGTAGCAGGGTGTATTCGCGGCTTTACTGCAGCCCGTTGGAGGATGGTACCATAGGTGTCTCCATACGAATACCTTGTGCCAGCATATTGGAATCTTGGTCCGTGAGTAGAACCCAGATTCAAGGAAAGCTCCCACTGAGTTGTGGTTTTTGCTATCTGCTCTGGCGTGTTAACTGCCTCTTGCACAACAACATCATCATAAACAATTAAGTTAAAGTGGCGACCTGTTGGTTGACCATCAACCAATCCATGCGCCTCAATAGTTTGTTCTTTAGGATTGGAATTTCTTTTTACGCAGATCCCTTCATTCTCCGCCCATTTAGGAGCTTGCTGTCTTGGCTTCTCCCAAAGAATGTCAGGATATAGATCACAAAGCTTTTGATTCCCTTCAAACTCCTGCATGATCTGACGCAGGAATGGCTTTGCTTGTTTTGCAGAAAAAGAAATTAATCCAATAGTAATGTCTGGATCACATAAGACTTCTTGAACGCATCCAAGAAAAGTAATAATCGAACTTTTATAATGAAACCGCGCCCATAAATCTAGGTGTCCATCTCTGGCGCTTTCAACTTCTCTGCATCTTTCATAAATCCACGGATGCAACATATCATGGCGATTGCACAGAAACACACCAAGGTAATAACGATCAAGTTGACCCAGAGTCCGAATAAAAGTGTCATCAATATTAGGGTCACGATGGCAGTCAGCATATGCTTCCACCACAATATGGTAAGGGGCAGACTGCGCCCATTCAGCAAATTGTTTCGCAGCATCAGAGTTCTTATTATCGGTATAGACGCTATCCGCTATAACAGGTAACACAGCCGCCCCTTATGATTTTTTATAACCAGAAGCATACGCAGCCTTTTGCTGTGCTTGCGCTTGCTTTTTGGTCGGATAACACTTTCCTTTGCTTCCCCACTTCCATCCCTTTTTGCCCCCTTTCAAAGTACAACTTTGAATTGGCATTAAGTTTGTCTCCAAGATAACCAGTATCTAAGCTGGTCTGGGTTTTCAACCATCGCAATGATTTCTTCGTCGGTTAATGTCTCAGTCCATTCCGCAGGATATAAAGCTTTAAATTGTGTGACTCTTACATCAGGAACTCCGGCGGGAGACTCCACATCAACCACTTCCCCACCAGCAGGAGAGGTTACCGGATTAGCCCCCCCTTGAATTGAGATGGTAAGATTTCCCTGATCATCTCTCGAAGAAGGAGTAGGCCCGACCACATTCGGATCGAAATTATCGCCCCATCGAGCATCATCCCAGTTCCTATCTTCTTCGCTCATATACGGGCCAATATTCGGCAATCCAATCGCCGTCAGACCCGTCGTCACCGCACTACCGATTGCTCCTACACCACCGCCAAACGCACTAAAAAAAGCGCTTCTACCTACACTGGTGGGATCTACTTTTCCAACAAATGGCAAATTCCAACCTTTTTTTGCTTCTTGATCTTCAAAATACTGCTTACGATATTGTTCCATCTCAGCTACCGGCATCGCATTCTGATGAGCTTCAAGAGTTACTGGTTGCCCATATCGGTCTACCAGAGTTTGACCGCCTTTCCAACCCGTTGCTTGCGCTACGTCTGGGTTAATTACATCTGTATGTGGGTTTCCAGCACGGTATCCTCTGGGGTCGGAATTTATATTGCCTTTAGATTCCGCAATAGCAGCGGAAATTGTCGCAGAAGCAGAATTCGCATAACCCATTGGGCCTTCTGACGCATCTGTCCTGCCACCACTACCGCCATCAGTACCACCCATGCCACCGCCTCCGGTAGCTTGATCGCCCCCTTCTGCACCCGGATCACCGAAGGCCATTAAGCAGCACCACCGCGATCAACGGTTCCTTGAGAGATTAAGCCTCTAGGGGGAACATTGTATGTGCCGTGGGTATAATCCACATCCCGCATCTCACCAATTCCTACCTGACCTCCTTGACCACTTTGCATAATACGATTGTATTCTCTATTAAAAGCATTGAGCGCTTGAGGATTGCTAAGTAGGAAATCTTTCTGTTGTTGTGTTAGTCCCTGCATTCTAATAAAGATAGGGTCTGATCCACCGTCTATATTACCGGGCATACCAGTGGGTTGCCCCATACCATACCCCATAGGATTTCCAACACCTGTAGGCGCGACTGCTCCATGACCCGGAAGATCTCCATCCTGAACAGGACCACCTACTGAAATATTAGACGTTGGACTATCCTGCATTATCCCGCCGAAAACTCCCCCTGTTATGCCGGGATGATTCGGCCCTCCAACAAGACTTCCTTCCATATCCATTGTGCCGGGAGCTACAGGGTCAGGATTGTTGCCCCCATAAATACCAATAGTCAGGCCATTCTCATCCCAACTTCCAGTTGGCGCTGCCGTAGCACCTGCCATTTGACCAGAACCCGTTGGGCCTGTCGCAATACCGGGACCAATAGCCCCTCCGCTCCAATCTACCATGACAATCTCCTAGTGAATTGTGTCATCAATTTCTTCAATACCACGGTTAATCGCCTTTTGTAAAATCGAATCAACGTCCACTTTCTTTTTAACTTCAACCGTGCCTTTATGCTCAACCTCTTTGTACTCCTCTTTCTTATTGTAATTTGAACGCCAATTAAATCGATTGACCATATTTATTAACCAGAGCCCATGATTGAATCCTCTGGTGTCTAGGTTTTCACGCCCTTGGCGAGTCCACCATGCTTCGGACGCTTCTTTCCCTAGAGAAACAACTTCACGAAAGTCAGACTTCTCTTTGTCTGTTGTGTTTGCCCATCTGCGAAAAGTGGACTGAGCAATACCCATATCGAAACAAACTTCGGCAATTGATGCACCGTTCATAAAAAGAGTCTGGACACGCCTCTTCTTCTGCAGAGTCCAAATTTGTTTAAACTTACTATTTGCCATATCGTCTATTTCCTCGACCAGCGCCGCCTTGATGACTTCTATTCTTCGACCTACTCACAACAGATAAATTCTTTTTAGAATTATTTTTTGGGTTTCTATCCTTATGGTGAACATCAGAAGTGCTTCCTTTCGACACTTGCCCGGAACTTACCGCTCTGTTCCTTGCAGTGTTTCTTGCAGCTCTTCTTTTTTTCTGGTCAGGCTTAGAGTGGTAGATCGAATACTCACGCTTGTAATTTCTTTTTCTAGTAACCATTATTTAAATTGAAAAGAACTCCCGCATCCACATGAAAATGTATTGGGTATATCGAATTTGAATTCAGGTTGAAAGGAATCTTCCTTCCAGTCTAACACAGCGTCATTTAAAAACTCCGCCGAGGTGGAGTCGATTAACGTATTTTCCATCACTTCTACGTCGTCGGTTTCTTTCCTCTGCTCTTTTTCTAGACCGATTCGATACCCAGAACATCCTCCTCCTGCTATCTTTATCCTTAGATACTCTTTCTCTTTGAGAATATCTTTTATCCTCTTCTGAGCTGTCTCTGTAATGGTCATCCATGTATAAGCCTAGTCGTTAATTACCACCACGCATCGCATCACGCTTCTGCTTTGCTGTCAGCACTTTCTTCTTCACTGAGCCGGGACGAACACCACCGAAAAGGTTGCCTTTCTCTTGTGGGGAAAGTTTATTCCACGTTGCAACGGACATCACTTTCTTCTTGCTTTTGGTTTTCTTTTCGCCGCCACCTTCAGACTTACCATTCCTACTACCACCGCCTCTTGAAGAACCAATACCACCGCCACCTTTAGCCATAACTTTATCTCCTTGAATTTATTTTGGGTTTTGCATCATGCGATCTATCTTAGCAGATAGGTGTTTGAACATCTCTTTTATCTCCCCAAATTCTTCCGAATGTCTTTGGTTTGAACGATCAAGTCGTTCGCTTACACTTTTTAACTCCATCTTATTAACAACAGTCTCTTGCTCTATATCTGTAACGTAAGTAAAGAATCCAATGGCTATTCCTATAGTTCCCAATAAATGGGAAACACTCAAGCTCTTGCTCATGTGCCACCCACCATTACCTCGTCTCTCAGGGCCGGTGTATTCAGACATTGAGTTTCCCCTCTTCTTCTGGTAATTTTTTTGGCAAGCTTTTTACGCCGTTGTCTTTTATAACATCCTGTGAGGTAAAAAATACACAAGACAAATTTAAATTCGGATTAATCATTATGATGGTTGATGACGGATTATTTGCATTCTCTGTTATCATCATAAACACAGGTAGTGGCGAATCAACAGAAATTTCCATCGAGTATTTCGGCACTTCATTGTACTGGTCTTTTAACTTTGCCAGCAGTGGTTCAGGAGATCCATTAACGCACAATGTTCGCATGGGAATAACTTGAGGAAAGAATGCCTCTGCCGTTGGAGCAAAAGCAAACAAAGCCCACAACACAAAAATTGCGATCTTCATCAGTACCCCGACTTCATTTTCTTTGGTGAGCTCTTAACTCTCTTCCCAGTTTTTTTCGCAAAAGAAGCAGCAGCCTTTTTCCCCTTCGGGGT